AGGCATCGAGATTCCGTACCATGACTGGTCAAGCCATCTCATGGACGCTGAGCGATACTGCGCTATGGGCGTCTTTGAGGGCGCGGAGATTGACCCAGACGACTTCATTCAGGATCCAGGCGATGACTGGCTTGGGTCTGAGATTGACGTTGAAACCATGTTCGGTGGTATACTGTAGTCAATCTTGCGCGAGAGAGTTGGAGGAGTTAGATGGCAGGGCTCTTGGAGCGTGTCGTCAATACTCTTGGCTACTACAAGTCCCCGAGTGCTAAAGAAGCCGAGAAGATTGTCAAAGACCAAATGTACGGGGGAACCGAAGACCCCGACGCCTCGCGCACCCCACCTGACTGGGACGTCGAGTTAGGAGATCCAGGAACAGAGACTTGGGCAGAACTGTACAAGGCTGTTCCTTACCCGCTCGATCCGCTCGATATCAAGATCTACTCGGACATGCGATATGGGAACGGCACCTGCGCTGCCATGATAAAGGTGCTCCAACTCCCGATCCTCGCGACCAAGTGGAACCTGTCTCCAGGACCCGAAGACAAAGACGGTGAGATAGCCGCCTTCGTCAATGATTGCCTCAGTCTCGGAGGCTACGAGGGTGGCATGGAAATACCCATGCAGCAGGTTCTCTACGAACTGACCGCTTCCTTCTGGTCGGGCTACAAGCCCATGGAGATCGTATGGAAGGCGGTCGACGACAAGATAGCAATCCGGAAGATCGCTCCACGGTCGCCGCTAACTACCAAACCCGTCGTCGACCGCCATGGAAACCTTGTGGGGGCTTTCCAGCAATCCAACTACATGTCGGAGGGGAAAGTTGTCTTCATCCCACGAGAGAAACTCCTCTGGTATACTCATCGAATGGAGGACGGCAACTGGTACGGAGAGTCCGACTTTCGTACTGCCTACGTTCATTACGAGACACTGCGAAAACTGTACATCATCGACAACAAGACACACGAAGTCACTGCTATCCCGATTCGTGTTGCTCAACCTACGATGGGTGGACTCTCGGCAACGCAGAAGAACGAGGTGTTCCAGAAAATCAAGAGGGTCGGTCTTGATACCGCCATACTGCTACCTAAAGACATCGCTCTCACCGAATTCGGGGCAAAGAACGCATCTGGTAGTAGCAGAGGCGAATCCATTGACCATCACACTACTCAGATGGCAATGTCGATCTTGGCACACTTCCTGCAACTCGGAACGAACGGACAAGGCACCTACAACCTGAGCCAAGACCAGTCAGACTTCTTCTTGACGATGGTGACGGCTGAGATGAAGAACATTGCCGCCACGTTCACCGAGAGCGTGGTTGCTCCTCTGGTCAAACTCAACTACGGCGACAAGCCCCTGATTGTTCCCAAGTTCGTCTTCTCCGACATGACCGACCATGTACGCAAGGTCGTTGAGTCAATCTTCTTGGCTATCGTTCAGGGTGGCGGTAGCAGACTCAGCGATGAGTTCGTTGAAGCCCTCGGCAAGCGTGTTGCCCAGGAACTCGGACTTGACCTTGCCACCATCGAGCGCAATGACGAAGACGCTCCTACTGCGACACGCACGCAGGAGGAGATAGATGAGCAGGCAATGAAGAAGTTCGAGGCTCAGGCGAATGCCACTGGCGCAGCGAAGGCGGGTCCAGGAGCAGGCAACAAGGCAGGCGGGGCGAACCAAGCCGTTGCAGCCGCTCGGAAGCAGACAGCCCCCGACAACAAGGGCACCAGCAAGGCGAACATGTCTGCCGCAGAGGTTCTGGACATTCGCAAGCGTAGTGACAATGCCCGTGACTTCTTCGGCAGGGTCAAACTAAAACTGTCGAACGACCTCGGTGTGAACGCTCCCGCTACCCCAGACGAGATCTCGGAATACCTGGATCTTGTGGATCTGTCGAGTGTGGAAGAGGTCAATGGGGTTGTCAGGCTCGCGGTCGAACTGGTAGAGTCATGGAAGGAGGTACAAGATGACTGAGTTGACCTATGTGAGCGATGTTGGTCTAGCAACAGAAGAGAATGGAAGGATTCGCAAGCAGATCCTTCCTCGTAACAAGGTTTACCGATGGCCGAATCGTCCTGGTATGATGCTCAACGTCACCGACGACGTACTCGACCAACTCGTCAACAACTTCAAGAAGGGCACGATCGATGTCGTGCCGTTCTTCAAGGTCGACAGGAAGAACAGTCACACGGAGGATCCGGAGGCGGCTCGTGGGCGCATCGTGGATCTGGTCAAGACGGACGAAGGTCTTGACGCAATCATCGAGCCCATCGACGACACTGTTCGTCAGGCGGTCTTGGCGACGCAATTGGGCGCGAGCGCAGGTATCAAGTTCGATTACGAACTTCACGATACAGGAGAGAACGTAGGTGCGGTTCTGCGGCATGTGGCTTGGACGCCAGAGCCGTGGATTCCTGGAATGAAGCCGTTTGAGGAAGTGTCCCTTTCGGGAGAATCCTACGAGGCGGTCTTTCTTTCCGAGGATGCAACGCCCGACACGAAACAAGAGGAAGGTGGTGAAAGTGGCATGACCCCAGAGGAAATCAAGGCTCTTGTCGATGCTTCTGTCAGCGAGGCAACAGCAACGCTGTCGACAGAACTCGAGGAGACCAAGACGGCACTCAAGGAGTCACAGGCAGCGGTTGCGACACTGACTGATTCGCTGAACAACAGCGCGTCGGTCAAGGAGGCGGCTGCGGTCAAGGCGGAACTCTCCGCGATGATCGAGTCTGGTCTTCCGCCCGCGATCGCTTCGCTCGCAGAACCGATCCTTATGGCTGGAGACACTGAGGTTCATCTCTCCGCAGACGAGAGCAGCACGGTCTCGGCTCAGTTGCGTGAGATCCTGAATCTCATTCCGAAGGTTGACTTCTCGGAGAAGGGTGAGGCGGGTGTTCCTGATGGAGCAGTCGTCGTCCTCTCAGCCGAGCAGGTCAAGGATCTCGGATTCAAGACCGAGTCCAAGTCCGACGACGATCCAGAACTGTCGACGGACCAGAAGATCATCGACGAAGTTGTTGCGTTCATTCCCGAAGACAAGAGGAAGTAAGGAGGCGAAACCATGACACGTCCTGCTTATGGTCGTGTGTCGGATGTGACCAACACTCCGACTGAGATCCTCGCCTCTACGCGTGGTCTGGAGAAGATGGGTGTCCAGTTGGACAATAAGACTGGCGTAACACTCGCCAGTCTTACGACAGCCCTTACGGGCTTGAACAACGATCTCGTCTTCACCGCTGTCGAGGGAATGGGTGCTGACAACATCCAAATCAAGTACACCGATCCTGGTGGAGTGACGGCTACGCTCTCAGTGACCGTCACAGGAACTCTGATCGACGTTTCACTTGGTCGTGCTGCAAGCGCAATCAACACGACAGCAACCGCTCTCAAGGCTGCTGTCGAAGGAAATGCGACGGCAGCATCACTCGTCACCATTGCCAACGCTGGTGGCAACGATGGATCTGGTCTCGTTACCGCATTGTCCGCGACCAACCTCAGTGGTGGTGTCGAGGTCAATCTCAAAAAGGGATTGGTCATGGGCAAGGTCACGGCGAGTGGGTTGTTCGCTCCGTACGACAACACCGCTTCTGACGGGACAGAGGTTGCGGTCGGCATCCTTGCTGACTACTGGTACGTTCAGGGAACGAACCAGGACGATCTGACTCTTGCGGGAGTCATCTACCTCCACGGTTCGTTCAACACTGCAAGTCTGATTTCTCTCGACTCTGGTGCGCTCACAGATCTTGGTGCTCGCCAGATCGGTCAAATCACAACCTTCTAGAGAGGAGGCGCAAGCGATATGACACGTCCTTCATACGGTCGGTTCACCGACGCAGCGGTCAGCACTCCAACCGAGATTCTCGCCTCCACAGTTGGACTCGAGAAGTTCGGTATCCAGATCGACACTGCCGTCTCAGCGAAGATCGTCAAGGGCACGCTGATGGGTAAGGTTGACTCGAGCGGTCTCTACCAGCCGTACAACAACGGGAACTCACCCGCTGGTATCGGCGTAGCCCTCGGCGTCCTTGTCGACGACTACGACCCGACGGTCAGCGCAGACCAAGCCGACCTTCGCTTGGCTGCGAGCATGTACATCCACGGTTCGTTCGTCACTGCGAACCTGACCGCACCTGACACAGGATGGAAGACCGACCTCGGTGGTCACGAAGTCGGAGCCATCTACACATTCTAGTACCAAGAAGGAGGCGAAAACCAAATGGCAGGAACAGCGAACCAGTATCCATCCCTGAAGAACACGATTCTCACGGGAATCATCAGGGAGTTCAAGACCGATACGTCAGTGTTCACGGGTGCTCCGTGGTGTCCGATTGTTGGTGCCCGTCCTGGCACTGACACGATCGAGTGGGACATCGTGACTGGTGTCCAGGGTATGACCCCTGCGGTCTACCCGAACGCTCCGTCGCCCATCAAGGCGCATCCCGGAGTCGGTCACAAGTCGTTCAAGACCGTGCAGTGGAGGGAGAAGTTCGTCTTTGACGAGACTGACCTCATGTACCTCCGCACTCCCGGAACTTGGGACACGGCTTATGGCAATCAGATGATTGCCGACCGCATGGGAGATCTCAACGTCCGGATCGAGACTCGGCTCGAGTATCTGCGCTGGCAGATGCTGACGGGGACAATCACCATCACCTACCCCGACACCAAGACTCAGGCGGTCGACTACGAGGTTCCGTCGGGCAACAAGCCGACGGTCTCG